GCGCGGGCGGCGCTCGATCTTACAGGCGCTAAAAATGCTGCGGCATGCACCTGCCAGCCCTCAATCGAATGCCACGCCCTAAAAGACCCCATGCACCCGCACGACCACCCCGAGAAACTCGCACCCCTCTTCACACACCAGCGTCGGATAACTGCGGTTCAGCGCCTTCAGGTACTGCTGCCCACCCTCCTCGGTCAGCTCACGCAGGATCGCCGTCTTCCCCGGCTGCCGGGCAATCACCAAGCGCCCCGGCTCCGCTTCCAGCCCCGGATCCACCAGTATCCGCATGCCCTGCGGCACACTGCGGCCACTGGCTGAGCTCATCGTGTCGTTTTCCACCGTCAACCAGAACGCCTTGCCCTGGGCCAGGTAGTCCGTCTGTTCGAATACGCCAGGCTCGACAACCTCTGCGGCACCTAGCTCATCCCACGCCAAAACGGGGTAGCGAAAACACACGATGTATTGCATGAGATCAAGTTCGTCATCGTCGTCATCCACCTCGTAGCTGCCACGCTCCTCACCCACTTGCCCCTGAATGCGCAACTGCAGGCTGACGCTGTAATGAGGCATGCCAATCTCGACGAACGTGCGGTTCATCGACTCGATCTTCGGCTGGCGCCGCTTGTTCACCCAATGCCCCACGCTGCCTTGAGACACGCCAACGCGCTCGGCAAGCTGCTCTTGAGTGAGCTTCAACTCCTCCATCCTGTCACGGACGAGGGCAATCCATTTATCCATATTCATCGCTGGCACGATACGGACTGCCTTCTGGCGCTCAATAAACATTCAGTATTATTTCTAGAAAAGCACATAAATACCCAAGGTATTAAACTCAGGCAGAACCCTTTCCCATTGGCCTGCGCAGGTATCAGGATGAAACCACCGAAAGACGACGTAACAGATCTCGACAGCGAAGCGGCCCGCCGCGCGCTCGATTACTACCTCAATCCGAACCCCACGCGCCCTAGCGCGAACAACCGGATCTGGACCCTGCACGAAGGCGTCACCGTCGAGCAGGCCCAGGATCACGCCACCGAGCTGCTGCGCTGCGCCGCCGCCACAGCCCACGAAACCGCCACCCATCAGGAAGGCAGCACCCGCGAATTGACGTTTGCGCTGATGCACATGATCGACATGGCCAGGGCCCTGCTGGAGCACAGACGCGCCCTGCAGAACGGCTTATAGGCAAAAAAGACGGGAGAAACGTGATGGCCGGATCGCGGCAAAAGGCCCCATTTGCGGGGATGTGAGGAGGTGTTCTGTTTGGCACTAAGAGAAAACAGGCGGGAAGAAGCGGGAAGAAAGAGGAAAAGCCCGGATTCATTGGGCTGGACGAAAAGAGACGAGGCCAAACCGGGGCCAAAGGGCCGCTAAACGAGAAAACGCAAAAAAGGCGCCAATCACCCGGATTTGGCGCCCTATTTGGCACTCGGCTTTAAATCATCCAGCCGCCAGCCCAGACAACCCTTCCGATGATCTCCAGGTTGCTTAGCTGGTTCTGTGGAACGGTCATCGGCTCATAGGCAGAGTTGGCGCTGATAATCTTTACACTCCCGTCATAGAGGCGCTGAAGCCGCTTCGCATAAAGCAGGTCATCCAGTCGGATCACATAGAACGCTTCGCCCTGAAGCGCGTTCCGGCTCAGATCAACCATGACGGTATCTCCGTCGCTCAGCACTGGCTCGTTCGAGTCCCCATCTACGCGCACCGCAGCGAGCATGTCAGGCGATAAGCCCTTTTTTCGCAGGCTGTAGCGCGTAAAGGCAAGCCTTGTGAGCACGCGGGCGCCATCTGTCCAAGCCCCGTGGCCTTGGCTGATGTGGGCGTCATAGAGAGGGATGAATGCGTACTCCTCATCTACTGCAGTTTCTTTTGCGTCCAGAGCCCGCGCATTGCCGGTTACAAGCCATTCGATGTCTACCTGCACAGCCTGGGCAATAGAAACCAAACTCGATGCCCGTGGCTCGCTTTTTCCATTCAGGTAGGAGTGCATGGTGCTAAGCGGAATGCCGGTCCTACGAGAAAGCTCTTCTCCGCTCCCCGCCATGCCAGCACAGGTCCTGATTCGGTCTCCCAGGCTCTTGGCGTATGCCTGGCTTTCAGTGTCGGACATTTCGTTTTCCAGTAGGGGGAAAGCGAAATGCCATTTGTCGGCAATCCGAAACTTCGCTTTCCGAAAATCTGTAGGTAAATCAAGGGTTTATTCGGTTTTCTGAATTTAGTCATGCGAAAAACAGAAGCGAACCTTCCGATTTCGGTTGTGCAACCTTCTGAAAACCGATAGCTTATTCACAAGGGAACGTTAGAACCCCCAAAAAAACCACCTTTTACAGTGGCTACGGATACAGAAAATGAAATCAGCTAACGGAATTCCGAAGGACCCTGCGTTGCGTTGGGAGTGGATTAAGTTCCAGCTCCGTGCTCACAACACATCCCTGTCAGAGCTTGCTCGGCAGCTTGGTGTCGAGCGCAACGCCCTTCACAACGTGAAGCGGGTCCCCTATCCAAGGATGGAAACGGCCATTGCCAAGGCTATAGGCCTGAAACCGGAACAGATCTGGCCCGAACGCTGGCACAGCGATGGCACCCCTAACAGGCAACGAGGCGGTCGCAACGACCCACCTTCAGAAAACCGTTAGAAGTCTAACGCTTATTACCAAGAACACATAGGTTTCGATAAATGACGAATCAACTTGGCTGGTTTACAGCTCGCGAACTCGCGGGTCTGCCAGGTATGCCTGGTACTGAGCGGGCAATTCAGATTCGCGCCAAGGCGGAATGGACGGGGCGCAAGCGGGCTGGCTCCAAGGCCACTGAGTATTGCCTTGTCGATCTGCCTGGTGAAACCCAAGCCGCGATTCTGGCGCGCTCAGTCGCAGAGTCGAATGGCGGCCTACCTGTAGAGACGAGCGTTGAAAAACTTGAGCAGCGTGAGTCGGGTGGCTCGTTGCACCTCAACGAGAAACAGCGCTCTGTAATGCTGGCTCGCCTGGCCTTTTGCCGAGAAATCGAACGATTGGCAGAAGTCGTTTCGCAGAAAACGGCTATCAGCACGCTCCTGAAGCATGCCGAAGACGGTCAGCTCTCACCCTATTTGCAGGATCGGATCGAGATAGCGAACGACCGCAAGACGCAAGGTCGCGGGCTTTCCGAAAGGACACTTAAGCGCTGGCTGTCGAGCTGGCGCGCAGCTGGCCGAGACGAGATGGCTTTAGCGCCACTTCGCCAGCGGGTAAGCCTTGATGTGCCTACCTGGGCTGGGGCGTTCTTACGCTGCTATCAGCGCCCAACTAAGCCTAGTGTTGCGGCCAGTTACGCCGAATTTTCAGCTGCTTGGGAGGGTGAGCAACCAAGCATCCATGCTGTTCAGCGCTTCCTTAAAAAGCTGTCGCCGGAAGCGCTGAACGTGGGGCGCATGAGCGCGCAGGAACTCAAAGCCCTCAAGCCGTTTCGACGCCGTTCTACGAAGAATCTTTTCCCTGGCGACGTTTACACGGCTGACGGACACAAATTTGACGCCGAGGTCATTAATCCGCTCACCGGAAAACCGTACAGGCCGGAGATAACCACGGTGCTCGATGTTGCAACACGACGCGTGGTTGGTGTTTCGGTCGGCGAAGCCGAGTCGGCTATCGGCGTGCTAGATGCACTTCGCGACGCCGTCCGGGAATGCATGTTCTCGATCTTCTATGTGGACAACGGATCAGGGTTTGCTAACGACACAGTGCGAGAAGTGGTCGACCGGCTCGGAGGAACTATGACGCACTCCTTGCCATACAACAGCCAGGCGCGGGGGTTATCCGAGCGCGGACACCAGACTATCTGGGTCCGCGCAGCAAAGAAGCTGACTTCGTATATCGGGGCGGACATGGATAAACACGCCGGTACACGGGTGCATCGGGTTGGTCGGAAGCAATTAAGACTGACAGGCAAGTCACAACTCATCCCCGAGTTCGGCGTTTTCATGGCAGGCATGGAGCAGGAAGTCGCGACTTACAACAGCACCCCTCACCGGGGGCTAGAGAAGATTCGCGATCATGAAAGTGGGCTGATGCGGCATATGACACCTGATGAAGCCTGGCAGGCAGCCATCAGCGAGGGATGGGAGCCGATGCGAGCGCCGAACATGATGGTGGAATCGCTCATGCGGCCGCAGGTCACCAGGACAACTCGGCGTGGCGAAATTGCGTGGGCTGGCAATACCTATTTCATGGCAGATCTAACGGCCTTACATGGACAAGAAATACGCATTGCCTATGACGTTAGAGATTCTACTCAGGTCTGGGCATACACAGAGTCTGGCGAGCTTATTGGTGCAGCGCAGCTAGACGGAAACAGTACAGATTACATGCCTATGACTATGGTCGAGCAAGCGCGAGAGAAGCGTGAAAAGGGCCAGTACAAACGTGCTGTAGACAAGTTAGAAGTGCTCACAGGGCACCGCGTGGAAATGATCGCCCCTACTTCCGCACCTTCGGCGGTATTGCAGCAAGAGGAACGGACAGCGGCACTGGAATATGCCAGGGAAGTAGTTGCCCAACAGCCTAGCTTTGAGATTCCTGGTAACGACGTTGCACGTTACCGGCTCTGGAAAAAACTAGATAAGCGGCAGGCAGCCGGTGAAGAGCTGGCAGAAGTAGAGGCGCGCTGGTGGAGCAGCTACTCCACCCACCCTGATCTGATCTATCAGCGCGAGCTGATGGAAGGTATTGAAAAACACGCGGGTTGAGAGCCCGCGTTCATTGGAGTCGAGCGTGTTGGCGCACGCTAGAGAAAGGAGAAGCACAGTGAGTGTAACTAAAATCGTAGCCCTTACCAATGTTGGACTACTCGCAGGAGCGGTACAGCGTGCGCAAGCTCGCCCGGCGGGTCTTCCTGGGCTGGTAGTGATGTATGGCCCAAGTGGCTTGGGCAAATCGGTCGCGGCGTCCTTTGCTGCAAACCAGCATCGGGCTTACTACGTCGAATGCCGGGATACCTGGTCGAAGAAAGCGTTCTTGATTGCAGTCCTCAAAGACATGGCAATTGCCCCTGGACGGACCATGGGCGACATGATGGATCAGATCGCAGAACAACTCTCACGGTCGATGAGGCCGCTGATTGTGGATGATGTTCAGTACATGCTGGACAAATCTATCGCGAATATCCTCACCGATCTCTACAACGCCAGCCAGGGAACCATTGTTCTGATCGGCGAAGAGCGAGTCCCGGCTTCGTTGTCGAAACTTGAGCGTCTTCACAATCGAGTTATGGAGTGGGTGCCTGCACAGCCGGCATCAGTCGATGACTTGATTGAGCTTTCGCAGTCGAACTATCCAGGGCTCGAAATTGCCGAGGATCTGCTTGAAGACTTATGCCGTGCAACTCGCGGCTGCCTACGCCGTGCCGCAGTGAATCTGTACAAGGTGCAAAGCGAAGCATCTGCAAATATGTGGAGCCGAGTTGATTTGGAGACGTGGGGTAAGCGCGGCTGGTTCACTGGCGAAGCCCCAACTCGGAGGGCGATTTAATGGTTGGTCGTAAATCGCACCTCGTCGTAACTGGGTCGAAGGAACCTCGCCAGCGCATTTGGGAATCCATTCGCGTGCTCGGCCCTGGGTTCTCAATCAATGACATCGCTAGGCGTAGTGGTCAGATGCCAAGAGTGATCAACGAGTATTTCAGTGCTCTTGCAAAAGCGGGAATCATCCAGGTTGTTGACGCGCCAGAGGGTAAAGAAGGCGTGGTCTATTCGCTGGTGCAAGACGAGGGCGCCGAACATCCCAGGCTTAACCGCAAGGGGGAGCGCACGCATCTGCACCTCATTACGGAAAACATCTGGCGCAGCGTCCGAATTTTGAAAGGCAGTTTTACTGCTGACACCGTGCTGCATACGGCGTCTGCAGGTGGCGTGCGCATGACCATTATCAGAGTGCGCCAGTACCTTCATGCATTGACAGAGGCTGGCTATCTCGAAAAGACCGAGTGCGACAGGAACACCCCAGAGTCATATCAACTTATCCCGAGCAAGGACACAGGCCCTCGCCCACCGGAAATTCGTAAATTGGACTCGCTCCAAGTGTATGACCCCAATTTGGGCAAGTTGGTCTTCGCAAAAACCACCGGTTCGTACAGCGCTGATCGGAGCCTTGTTGAGCCAGGTGTTGCACTGCTGCGAACTCGGGACTTGTTGAGCGAATGGCTGGAGTTGGCTCAAAGCGGCAAATCAATCAAGCCGCCTGCTGACCTGGTGCAACGTACTCAACTGGAACTGGCCTCAACTGGGGAGTCGGGAGGCCTGCAATGAAACGGGCAGTGAATCTCTCGGCCTGGGGAGAAGAGCCGCCGCTATTCGTGCGGCTCCTGGCAAAGGAAGTGACGGCCACCAGCCGGACCCACGCCGCGATCCGTATCAAGATGAGCCGTACAGCGGTGAGTCTGGTGCTCGAAAACAAGTACCCAAGCCCTACCACAGATGGCGTAGAGCGCCGAGTGATGGAAGTTCTTGGCCGCATTGATTGCGTCGCTACAGGTGAGTCGCTGACGGTTGAGCAATGCCAGGGGTTCTATCAGCGCTCGGCGCCTACTCACAACCCGCACGCCATGCAGCATTGGCGTACTTGCCAGCATTGCCCTTTTAACCCGAATTGCTCTGGAGGCCGAAATGACTCTGTGCACTAAAGATGAAGAACGTAAGCGCGTAGGTTTCACCGCGACTCTTGCTCGGGCTCTGGCCAAGGCAAGTGTGCTGGGGTCTTTTTTTAAGCTCGGTGAAAGCTCAGGCAAAAAATTGGCATTCGAACAGATTAACAAACCAACCGTTAGTTCCGTAGTGGATGAATCCCCAGTGATGGCTACTGGCTCACAGGAAACGCCTTGGATGATCGAGGCTTATTGCTGGAACGGGGTCAGAAACGCCCCGGTCACAGTGGCTGCCCAGTTCGGCGAGGAGCGCATCAAGGCGCTGCTCTCTGAGCTGCAGGCCTACCACCTGCAGATGCCCGAGCTGACCGAACTTGATGCGTTGATGAAGTGGCGCGCAGGCCACCCGCTAGGGGGCAAGGCGGTATATGCAAGTTACTTCCGTGCTCGCGAAATCCCCACTCTGCCGGGGGTGCATTGATGCGTACTCGTTGCCCGAACTGCGGAACGACGCTTTCGCTTGATGCGCTGATCGCGCATGACGGCGCCCGCGATGCGCTGGGGGTTGCCTTCAAGCTGTCCGGCACCCTCGGTCACTCGCTGGTGCGTTACCTGGGGCTGTTCCGGCCGGAAACCCGCGAGCTGACCATGGACCGCGTGGCCAAGCTGCTCACCGAGCTGCTGCCGGACCTCCAGGCTCAGCGCATCGAGCGCAATGGCCAGGTGTTCGAAGCCACGCCTGAATGCTGGGCATGGGCAATCGACCAGGCCCTGGCAGCGCGGGAGGCCGGTCGGCTCGCAACGCCGCTCAAGGGGCATGGCTGGTTGTACCAGGTCATGACCCAGTACCAGTCACAGGGCTTGGCGCCGGTTTTGGCCCCGGAGGCGCGACAACAGCCACGCCTCCCGAGCCGACCAAAGAGCCAGACGACCTCAGCGCTGGCGGCGCTTCAGGAGCGAATGAATGGCTGAGAAATGGTTTGAGCGAGCCATCGTCGCGGGCTTTCAGGGGCTGATCACGCTCCGCCTGGACGGCGCCCCTCCCGCTGACGCGGTGACCTTGACGTTGGATATCTGGCTGGTCGCGCTCACGAAAAACCGCCAGTGGGACGAGGCGCAGGACGCGGAACGCATCAGGGAGACATTCGAGTCGTTGTTCGCCAGCTGCGAGAGGTGGCCATCGCCAGCGCGATTCCTGCGCGACTTGAAGCCTCGCCGGCTCCCGCCTTTGCTGCCGAAGCCTGAGCGAACACCTGGCCAGTTGAAGAGCGGCAACGCGGCACTGGACGGAATCGTTGCAAGGCTGAAGGGACGGTCAGGCGCTCAGCGCCTCACCGCAATGAAGACAAACACGCAATTCGAAATCTCCCGGCAGCAGTCGCAGCAAGCGGCCGCTGCGGAACTGAAGAACCGGGATTCTCAACATATGGAGCAACACAACAAATGAGCAATGTTCCTGAAGGTTTTCTGAAAGACGCCAAAGGCCACCTGGTGCCGCTGGACCTGGTTAAGCCAATCGACATGGCTCGCAATGACCTGGTGCGTGAGCTGGTGGGCAAGGCGCAGGTGGTATCGGCCACGCTCGCTGCCTTCAAGGCCGATGCTTTCGGCGACATCAAAGCCTTCGTTGACATGTCGGCTGAGCAGTACAAGGCCAAGGTCGGAGGCAAGAAAGGCAACGTCACGCTGATGTCGTTCGATGGCCAATACAAAGTTGTGCTGGCCGCTCAGGACAACATCCGCTTTGACGAGCGCCTGCAAGCGGCCCGAGCCCTGATTGATGAGTGTCTGACCGAATGGACACAGGACGCCCGCAGCGAGGTGCGCGCCATCGTCAACGAGGCATTCCGTGCTGACAAACAAGGCGAAATCAGCACTGGCCGCGTTCTCGCCCTGCGCCGCATGGAGATCAAAGACGCACGGTGGCAGCGCGCCATGGAGGCCATCGGTGACGCCGTCCAGGTCATCGGCTCGAAAAGCTATATCCGCGTGTATCAGCGGGTTGGCGAGTCTGAGCAGTACGTGCCGATCCCGCTCGACATCGCCAGCGCTTCGCTGACCACCACCCATTCCGTGCACTGATTCGCCTGCAATCACCACCAATTTCTGTGAGTAGTAAGAATGGCCAAGTACCAGATCACCGTAGAAGACAACGAAGCCGGCGTTTCCATCAGCGTCGATAACCAGCCTGGCGGCACCGAGGCTGCGCGTGTAGTAGGCGCAATGGTTAACAGCGCTCGGCTCGTCGCTCGTATCGAGCTCCCCGCAGCGTTCGCTCAAGACGAGTACGACTTTGAAGCACTCATGGCGTACCGCGAGAAGCTGCACACCAACCCAACCGTCCACTAAGCGAAACCGCCCCGGCCTGTCCGGGGTTGGTCTGCCCGCCGTGGTGGCCGGGCACTGACGAGCAGCCGAGGACGACATGCAGCAAGCAGACTGGGATGAACTGAAAGAGCAGATGAGTAGCCCCTACGGGTCCATGAAATTGAAGTGCGACGGCTTCGACGTTGAGCTGGTGCAGGTGATCCAGGCGGGCAAGAAATCCTGGGGCACGACCGTCTATGTCGATGGGTACATCAGGGGTATGTGGCTCAACTGCGACAACAAGACTGGTGCGACTGAGCATGAAGAAACGCGCCGGTTCTACCGCAAGATCACCCGCGGGCTCTACACCCCAAAGCAGCTTGAAGCGCTGCGGAAAATCTGGGGAAAGCGTGAGGCCGATAAGCGGGCCGCTCAGAAATTCATCACCTATGACTGGACCTGGAAGAACTTCAACTCGCTGAAGAAGCATCTGGAAGCCAACAACACCAGCATCGAGCGCCTGCACTGAGCGGCGACAAAAGTAGATAGGAAGCCTCATGGACCGTAACAAGGCCCTGGACAAGATCAAGAAATGCCTGAGGTTGGCCACCAGTGCCAATCCCAACGAGGCGGCGGCCGCAATGCGGCAGGCGCAGGCGCTGATGAAACAGCACGGTATCGGCCAAGACGATGTGAGCATGGCCGATGTGATGGAGTGCACCGCCGTGGCCGGGTCGAAGAAAACTCCGGCCAAGTGGGAGGCGCAGCTGGCCAACACCGTTTCGCGGGCTTACGCCTGCAAGGTGCTCTTTGCTGGTGGCGTCGGGCGCTGGAACTTCATTGGTGAAATGGCCGAGGTGGCCGGCTACACCATGACCGTCTTGCTGCGGCAGGTGCGTCAGGCGCGCCGTGACTTCACGTTGAACAAGCTCCAGCGGTGCAAGCTGGCTACCAAGGTAAGGCGCGCTGATGTGTTCTGCGAGGCGTGGGTTCATGCCGTGCATAAGCAGGTAGCTGAGTTCGCGGGTGCAACGCTGTCTCCAGCCGTGGAGCAATACCTGGCACACCACTACCCCGACCTGGAGCAGCAAAAGCCTCGGGATCGAAACGAAACCACCCGTCGCAAGGCCGGCGTGCGAGCCATCAGCGATGCAATGCATGGCCTGTTAGCTGCGGCTGATGTGCGCCTCAACCACGGCATGACCACAGCGACGCCTTTGGCACTGTCGCAGGTGGCCTCATGAACCGGCGCAACCAGCAGCTCAGCAAGATCCACATTGCCAAGAAAGACCTTGGACTTGATGACGATACCTACCGCGCCTTGCTCCACCGGGTCACCGGTCAGTCATCGGCTAAAGACCTGAGCCCGCTCCAGGTGGCGAAAGTGCTGCAAGAGTTTGAGCGGTTGGGCTGGAAGTCGCAGCAAGGCCGGGGCAAGCCCAAGTCTGCTGCGGACAAGGCGAAGCTAGTCGGCAAGATCGAGGCCCAGTTGGCTGAGGCAGGCCGGCCATGGGAGTACGGCGATGGCCTGGCCAAGAGGCTGTACAAGGTAGAGCGGCTGGAGTGGCTGGACGCCAAGCAACTGGGCGGCGTCGTCGCAGCTCTGGCCAAGGACGCAAAACGAAACGGGAGACGGCAATGAGCAATGGAGAGTTATTTGAAAGTGGGGAGGTCGACAAGCTAGACCCAGACAAGGTACTGGCGCACATGGAGGATGCCGTGGTGCTTGCTCGATGGCAGGGTACGCTTGTCGAGATGTCCAGCCTTGCCGAAAATCAGCTGCACCAGGAGCTGCCGGACAGGACAGACGATGTGCCCAAAATCGCCCGCGCAGTGGTGTACGCGATCTGCCAAACGATGGGCGGTGCTGTCGTCTACATCCCGCGTGGTGATGCATTACGCCGCGCCTTGCGAGACGCGGAGATCTTCCGCGAGTGGCGAGACAAGAACGTGCGGCCTGATGCTCTGGCTCGAAAATTTGATCTATCCAGCCAGGCGGTTTATGACATCATTGCCCGCCAACGGGTACTCCACCGGCAGCAAGAGCCGGACCTCTTCGGATACCAGGATGTGCCAAAGCGGTTGCACTGACCGCCACTTCAAGAAGCCCCGCACTGCGGGGCTTTTTGCTTAAACCCCCAGGAAATACAGCGCCCCTCCCACGCGAGCGAATCTAGCCAGGTCCACTTCACCTGGCAGATTCGAACATGTCCCAGCACGAACCCTCTTCAGCGGAATACGCCCAGCGCGTCATTGACGAGCGCTGCGAGAAGACGCGCCAAAAGATGATCGACGACTGCCCGAGCGAGTGGCGAGTTGATGTCATAGGTCGGGTCGCAGTTCATCGCCGGCAAGTTGCCCAAGACGCCTGTCAAGGCGGCCATCACTACCGGTCAATCCCAGTCCGACCTCCAAAGCCTGGGCGCTACATCCCACCGGCCCAACGCCGGAACGAACCAGGCGCTGCCGCGAGCGCTATCGCCAACATCCGCGCCGCCCTCAATCCCACCAAGGAGGTTCGCCCATGAACCAACCTCACGGCCGCCTGCGTCTTCGGCGGCACTATCGAGCACCTCGCTTGACCTTCTGGACCCTGATCACCATCGGCCTGCTGGTCGCGCTGTACCTCATCGCGCCGACCAAGATCGCAGTCGTGCTCTACAAAGCGGCGCTGGTCACTGGCGGCGGTGTGCTGGGGTACTGGATAGACCGCGCCTTGTTCCCGTATGCCCGACCTGACCAGGTTCGTGCAGTGCATCAGCCGTGGGCAGGCATCCGCCGCGCCCTGATTGTGCTGGCCTGCGTCCTCGGCCTGACACTGGGGCTCTGACCATGAGGCGACTCTACCTCTCCAGTCTGTTCCTCTTTGTTGTACTGCCGGTTGCCGCGATCCTCAGCAACGTGGGCACGGCGCGAGCTGATGTGCCGGCCGAGGCACAGCAGTACCGCCGTGATCTGACCCGCATTGCCCAGGCCGAGTGGGGGCTTGATGCCCCCGTGGCGACCTTCGCCGCCCAGGTGCACCAGGAGTCGCGCTGGCGGTTCAATGCCAAGTCCCCTGTCGGCGCGCAAGGCTTGGGCCAGGTGATGCCCTCGACCGCCGTGTGGCTTGCGGAATTGTTCCCCGACACCCTGGGCAACGTGGAGCCTTACAACCCCACATGGTCGCTCATAGCCCTGGTTAGCTACGACCGCTGGTTAGCTGACCGCATCAAGGGCCGCAATGCATGCGAGCGCCACGCCATGGTGCTGTCCTCCTACAACGGCGGCCTTGGTTGGCTGATTCGTGATCGCAAACTGGCCTCGGCAAAGGGCGTCGATCCGCTGGTTTGGTTCGGCTCCATCGAGCGGTTCAATGCGGGCCGCTCGGTCGCCGCCTTCCGTGAAAACCGAGGCTATCCACGCCTCATCCTCAAGACCTGGGAAGCTCAATACATTGCTGCCGGCTGGGGCGAAGGGGTGTGCTCATGAATGCCATCAAGCCTGTACTGATTTGGCTCGTGGTCGTCGCTCTTTCCGTTGGCGGCTTGGCCCTGAATCACAGCGATGGATACGACCAAGGTTTCGCCGCCGCGAAAGCTGAGGGTGATGCCGCGCTGGCTAAGCAGGCCAAAGAGCATGAGGCCGAGCTGCGCTACATCGCTGAATCCGCCGCCATCGGGCTGAAGAAAGCCGCAGACGAGCTGATCGCCTCGCAGGCATACGGCAACCAACTGGCGGCGGATCTGGTCGCCAAGCGGGACGAGTTGCGCACCGTCACCGACAAACTCACCGGAGAGATTCACCGTGTCACGACCCTCTACCGCCGCGCCCTCGATGCGCAGGCTGAACCGCTGCCTCCTGCTGTGTTCACTGTTGGCTTTGTCCGCGTGTGGAACAGTGCCCTCTTTGGCACCACAGCCGCAGTCGCAGTGCCTTCCTCCGGCATCACCTCCAGCGGAGCTGATGCGGCCGGTGCCGGAGCCGGTGCCGCTGATGACCTGATAGCGGGCGTTACCCGCGCTGACCTGCTGGCCAACCAGATCCGCAACGGCGAGGGCTACTCGGCCTGCCGTGCCCAGCTCAAGAAACTGATCGAATGGAATACAAGCAATGGACGTAACTGATACCGCCACAGAATTGGAAGAGGCTTTCCGCGAGCAGGCTCTGGCGGCGCGAGCGGCAGGCCGACCGCACTACACCGGGCCTCGTATCACGCACTGCGAGAGCTGCGGCGACCAGATCCCGCCAGCACGTAGCGAGATCCTGCCCGGCGTTGAGCTGTGTGTGAGCTGCCAGGAAGACATCGAACGGATGGGCGGCCGATGAGCACCGTTGAGCTGCCGGTCTGGCAGTTGATCACCGCAGGGGTGGGCCTGCTGGGCGCAATGATGGCCCTTCTGAAACTGCTGTTGGCCGCCATCGAGCGCCGCCTGGATCAGCGCTTTGCGCACATGGACGGCCGCTTCGAAGAGCTGGCCAAGGATTCCGACCGCCTGCGCCAGGTCGAGCTAGGCCTGGAGAAGCTGCGCGGGGAAATGCCGCTGCACTACGTGCGCCGTGAGGACTGGGTGCGCAACCAAGCCGTCATTGAATCCAAGATCGACGGCTTGGCCCTCAAACTCGAAAACGTGCAGCTCCGGGGAGCCCGCCCATGAACATTGATACTGCAAAGGTGCGTCGCGAGTCGATGCGCTGGTACATCCTACTCACCCTCAACACCAGCCGTCCCGTTGATCCGCATGAGGCCGTTGTGCTCTCGACGGTACAGGGCATGTACCGCGATGCCACGGCGCTGGAGCTGCGTCGCGAGCTGGACTACTTGGCCGACCGCAAGATGGTCACGGTGGAGAAGTCGCCGTCCGGGCCGTGGTCGGCGGGCATCACCGCCTTGGGCGTTGATATCGTCGAATACGCCGTCGAATGCCGCGCAGGCATCGCCCGGCCAGAGAAGTACTGGTAATGCCGCCGCGTAGCAAGGTCGCCACACTGCCGCCAGAGGTGAAAGCCTGGCTTGATCAGTCGCTGGTTGAATCGAGCTTCAGCGGCTACGAGCTGCTGTCTGCTGAGTTGGAGTCGCGCGGCTACTCCATCGGCAAGAGCGCGCTGCACCGCTATGGCAGCGAGTTCGAGGACAAGCTGGCCGCGCTGAAGATGTCCAGCGAGCAGGCCAAGGCGGTGGTCCATGCCGCGCCCGATGACGAAGGGGCGGTCAACGAGGCGTTGATGCGCCTGGTTCAAGAGCACCTGTTCAAGCTGCTGATGGCGACCAATGACGAAAACCAGATCGACCTGCCCAAGGTTGCCAAGGCCGTTGCCGAGCTGGGCCGGGCGTCTGTCGTCCAGGCGAAATGGAAAACCGAAGTTCGTGCCAGGGCGGAAGCCGCTGCCAACCAGGTCGAGAAGATCGCCAAGAAAGGCGGCCTCAGCGCCAAGACCGTGGACGAGATTCGCCGCGAGATTCTGGGGGTGGCGTCGTGAAGCTGATCCATCAATGGAGCGACGAAGACGGCATCTGGCTGGATGCCAATGAGCAGAGCCTGGTATCTGCCAGGGCTGCCGGCTGGAAGACCAGGACTGTTGTCGAGCTTGACGACGCGCCGCTGCCTGAGTCGGTGCGCTGGTCGCTACTCAACCTCATCCGTGATGACGGCTACGCGGCGTCCTTCCAGTCGCTCGGGCAGTACCGGTCGGCGTTACTCCGTGCTGTCCGTGAGGATCTGGCGCGATGACCCACGCTCTTTCCCCGCTTACTCAAGCGCTCCGGTCGGAAGGCCTGGGGGAAACTCCCGTTGTCCTGCTGCCCTATCAGCAGAAGTGGATCGGTATCCGTGCGCCGTTGAAGGTCGGCGAGAAGTCTCGGCGTATCGGCCTGACCTGGGCAGAAGCTGCTGATAACGTCCTGGTCGCTGCCGCCTCGAAGAGCGCCAAGGGGCAAACCGTCTACTACCTGGGCTACAACCAGGACATGACGGTCGAGTACATCCAGGCCTGCGCGATGTGGGCGCGGGCTTTCGACTACGCGGCCGGCGAGATAGAGGAAGGCATCTGGCCAGACGAGGATAAAGAGAAGCACATCAAGACCTACACCATCGTGTTCCCCTC